GAACCTATGACCTTGAAAGCGCTAGTCCGTGAGCGTATTGAGGCAGGAAAAGAAATGCCAACGGAAATCTTCGGGGTGTTCTCGGAGAATAAAACTACAATAAAAAGGAACAAGTAACATGAACCAAGTAGCAACAAAAAAAGAAGGAGCGTTAGCAACAAATTTATTTGAAGCTGATGCAAACCAAGGCGCTCAAAATATATCGCAAGAAGATCTTGCGTTGCCTTTCTTAAAAATTTTGGGCCAACTATCTCCAGAGGTTAACAAAAGAGATGGTAAATATGTCGAGGGGGCAGAACCTGGACTTATAATCAATACAGTTACAAATGAATTGTATAGCGACGTAAATGTAATACCTTGTCATTATAAAAGACAATACATCGAGTGGCAGGACAGAGGCACTAGCACAGGTGCACCTGTTGCAATTCATGAAGCAGACAGTGATATAATTAGTCAAACCACTAGAGGTAAAGACTACAAAGATAGATTAGCAAATGGTAACTATCTTGAAAACACTGCAAGTCATTTTGTATTGGTGAGAGGTGCAAACCCACATACTGCTTTGATATCTATGAAGTCTACTCAATTAAAAGTTAGTAGAAAGTGGAACTCAATGATGATGGGTTTAAAAATGCAGGGTAAAAATGGATTATTTACTCCGCCTACATACAGCCACATTTATAATCTAAAAACCGTCCAGATGTCTAACGACAAAGGAACATGGTTTGGTTGGGATGTGTCGAAAGTTGGTCCTGTTGAACAAAAAGATTTGTATGACATGGCTAAATCTTTTGCACTGAGTGTGGGTAAAGGTGAGATCCAAGCTAAACACGGCACTGAAGAGACAACAAAGTCTAATTCAAATTACTAGAATCCTAGGTAGTGGGCGTCTAAGCGAGAGTGGAAACGCCCACTTTTAATATATGATTGAGAAATTTAAAAATATATTTGAAGGATTAGACCGTGCTCATGGTGTCACTATTGTAGGTGAATCAAATGGTAATGGTACAAAAGTAAAAGGTAAATCTTTTGTTAAAAGAGAAGCTGTCACAGACGAACTGTGGCAAAAACATTTAGATGGTAAAGATAGTTTAGGTGTCATACCAATTAACGATGACAACAAATGTAAGTGGGGTTGTATTGACATAGACTCATATGCAGGGTTTGATCATCAAAAACTTATAAATAAAATTAAACAATTTAGACTACCACTAGTAGTATGTAGATCAAAGTCTGGTGGGGCACATGTGTTTTTATTTACAAAAAATTATGTGTCAGCAAGTTTGATGCAAGATAAATTAAATGAGATAAGATCTGTATTAGGCTACGGTGGGTCAGAAGTTTTTCCAAAACAAAGAGAATTAAAATCGAAAGATGATACAGGAAATTTTTTAAATTTACCATACTTTAATTGTAGCAATACAACAAGATATGCCTTTCTTGAGAATGGCGAAGCTGCTACACTAGACAGTTTTTTTGAATTAGTAGAAAGATATAAACAAGACAACATCAGCACAATAGAAGTTAAAAGACCAGAGACACCATACTCTGATGGTCCACCTTGTGTAGAACTTATGGTGCAAAACAAAGTTACAGAGGGTGGTAGAAATAATGCATTGTTTCATTACGGCGTATATGCAAAATCTAAATGGCCAGAAAATTGGAAAACAAAATTAATATTATTTAACGAGTCAGCAATGGCACAACCATTGTCAGATATAGAAGTAAACATCATAACAAAACAACACGAGAAAAAAGATTGGGGTTATAAATGTAATGATCAACCAATGTGTAGTTTGTGTGATAAAAAATTATGTAAGTCTAGAAAGTTTGGTATAGGTCAAGAAATAACATTTCCTAATCTTACAGATCTACAAGTCGTTGCATTAGAAGAACCATATTATTACATGAATGTAGACGGAGATAGACTATACCTTGATTCTGCAAAACATTTAACAAATCAAAGTTTATTTCAAGAAGAGTGTGTAAAACAATTACGATTTAATCCACCAACATTAAAGACAAATGATTGGAAGAAACTGACAAACATATTATTAGAGAATGCAGAAGTGACAGAACCAGCGGAGGGCACAGGCACAAAAGATATATTACGTAATTATTTAGAAGATTATTGTGTAAACAGAATACAAAAAGATGATTACGATGATTTAAAAAATGGTGGTACATATACTAAAGAGGGCTATCATCACTTTGTATTTGACAATTTTTTTCACAACTACTTATCAAGAAAACATTGGAAGGTGCCATATCAAAGAACTTCACAAATGTTAAAAGATAATTTACACTGTACAACTAAACGTGTAGGTAGGCACAAACTATCAGTATTTGCTGTAGCTAGATTTGACAAACAAACAGAAACATACAAACCAAAACCATTTAAGAAAGATAATTACTAATGCGAACTATAATTTACGGACCACCAGGTACAGGTAAAACACATACTTTGTTAGGACACATAGAAAAATTTCTTAAAACAACAGATCCAGATAAGATTGGATATTTTACATTTAGTAAGAATGCTGCAAGAGAAGGCAGAGAAAGAGCTGCAGTAAAATTTAGGTTATCTATATTAGATGATCTTCCATACTTTCAAACATTACACTCATTTTGTTATAATCAACTTCGTTTAAGCAGAAATCAAGTTATGCAAGAAAAAAATTACAAAGATTTAGGAGAAAAAATGGGATTAGAAATAGAGGGCACACAACAAGATGAAGATCACGATGGTGTTTTTTATTCTAAAAATCCATACATACAATTAATTAATGTAGCAAGATCTAAAGAAATAGATCCTGTAAAATATTATCATCTTACAGACAATCCAAAAATATCATTAAACAAATTAAAAATTATATCAGAGGAACTACAAAGATATAAATCAGAACATGGTCTAGTTGACTTTCCAGACATGATAGAAAAATTTTTAAAACAAAGTGATACACCAAAATTACGTGTAATGTTTGTAGATGAAGCACAAGATTTAAGTTTGATACAATGGAAATTAGTTAAACGAATAGAAGAAGCATCAATAGATTCTTTTATTGCAGGAGATGATGACCAGGGTATTTACAAATGGAATGGTGCACACGTAAATACATTTATAAATTTAGAAGGCACAAGAGAGATATTAGAACAATCACATAGAGTACCACAAAAACCTTTTGAACTTGCAAATAAAATTATTAACAAAGTTAAAAATAGAGTAGCTAAAAAATATTATCCAAAAGATACGATAGGATCTGTAAAACGTTGTCAAAGTTTACACGAGATAGATTTTACAGAGGGTAAATGGTTGGTGTTAGCTACAACAAACTATATGTTAGGTGATATAGGTGATGTATTAGATGAAAAAGGATTGTATTGGCAAAGAAGGAAAGCAACACCAAGAGTAAAAAATATACACGAAATCATACAAAAATGGGATCAATTAAAAACAGGTGTGCCCATGCACTTTAATGATTGTAAAAAAATCTTTAACAAGATGAATAAAAATTGGGACGAAAAATTATTTAAAGCTATGACCAAGGACCAGTTTTACAGCATAGATGATTTAAAACAAAAATATGGTTTACAAACAGAAGCAGATTGGCAAGAGGCATTAGATGAATTAGGTGATGAAGATATACTAAAAATAACAAAACTAATAAAAGCAGGAGAAGATTTAACTAGAGATCCAAGAATAAGTATTTCTACAATACATGGAGTAAAAGGTAATGAAAGAGAAAATGTAGTTGTAACAACAGACTTGTCAAATGCAGCGTTTATTGAATATGAAAAGAATCCAGACGATACACACAGATTGTTTTATGTTGCATGCACAAGAACAGAAAACAATTTATTTATAATGGAACCAAAAGGGAGTAAAGCATATGACATCTAAAGATTTATTTAAAGGAACAACATACAGTTCGTTAGAAGAACAGATAGGGGGAAAACATTATCGCAATATGAAGATTCAGCCTGCAGAATTTATCAACGAAAATAAACTCTTGTTTGCTGAAGGAAATGCTATAAAGTATATTTGCAGGCATTCTGTAAAAGGAAAGGAACAAGACATAAGAAAAGCAATACATTATTTAGAAATGATATTAGAGAGGGACTATTCGTGAAACAAATTTTCAAACCGCAAACCGAGTGGATACCACCACAAAATTTTCCTGATTTATCTAATTACGATGAGATAGCAATTGACCTGGAGACAAAAGATCCTGATTTAAAAACTATTGGTTCTGGTTCTGTTGTGGGCAGAAGTAAGATAGTCGGTATAGCTGTTGCTGTTGAGGGTTGGTCTGGATACTACCCAATAGCACATGAGGGGGGTGGTAACATGGACTTTAGAATGGTTCTAAAGTGGTTTCAAAATGTATTAAATACAGACGCTATTAAGATATTTCACAACGCCATGTATGATGTGTGTTTTATTAAAGCTGCAGGTCTTAAAATTAACGGCACCATTGTAGATACCATGATTGCTGGCTCTCTCGTAGACGAGAATCGCTTTCGATACGATTTAGGTAGTATGGGTCGGGATTATGTTGGAATAGGCAAAAGCGAGACTGTTTTGAAAGAAACTGCAAACCTATGGGGTGTAGACGCTAAGTCAGAGATGTACAAACTACCTGCAATGTATGTGGGTGAATATGCAGAACAAGATGCTCAATTAACTTTTAAGCTATGGCAAGAAATGAAAAAACAAATGTTGTCAGAAGACGTTGAGGATATATTTAAATTAGAGACCGAACTTTTTCCTTGCCTTGTCGATATGCGTTTTTTAGGAGTACGAGTAGATGTTGAAGCAGCGAATCAATTAAAACAAACACTACTAGCAGAAGAAAAAGAATGCTTACAAAAAATAAAAAAACAAACATCAGTAGATATCCAAATATGGGCTGCTCGATCGATTGCTCAAGTTTTTGAA